CTGGATTTTTAGCAGAATTAGTAGATGGTTCCCTTGGAATGGGATATGGCGCTTCATCTGCATCAGTATTACTTACATTTGGAGTTGCCCCTGCTATAGCATCAGCAACAGTCCATTTTGCCGAAATTCTTACGACTGCCGCAGCTGGAACATCACATTTAAAGTTTAAAAATGTCCACAAGCCATCAGTCTTGAAACTTGCTATCCCTGGTTCAATTGCTGCATTTATAGGTGCATTCTTTTTAAGTAATATTAATGGTGATTTCATCAAACCTTTTATCTCAATTTTCTTATTATCTTTAGGTATTTATATCATTTACCAATTTCTATTTAAAAATAAACCAGATGAACCAAAAATTACTGGTGTAAAAAAGATATCTAATTTTGTTTTAGTACCACAAGCTGCAGTAGCTGGATTACTTGATTCAATTGGAGGTGGTGGCTGGGGACCCGTAAACACGCCTATGTTATTATCAAGTAAAAAAATAGAACCAAGGTACGTTGTTGGAACAGTTTCAGCAAGTGAATTTTTTGTAACTGTTGCCTCTTCGATAGGTTTTTTAATATTTTTAGATTGGTCATCAATCAATTGGATTTTAGTATTATCCCTAAGCTTAGGTGGCGTAGTAGCTGCTCCTATATCTGCTTGGTTAGTAAAATCTTTACCAGTTAGTGTCCTTGCAATAGGAGTTGGTGGTTTAATAATATTTACAAATGTAAGTTCTTTAGCAAGCTTATATATTAATAATGCACATATTATTTGGTCTATTAAAATAGTGATCATTCTATCTTGGTTATCATTAGTACTGATAACGTTTTATAAAAGTAAATTTAAAAAATTAAACACTAGTACATAAAAATAAGCCTATCAACCAATTCGGTTGATAGATTTTTTGTTGTGCACTTTTTGAGCACTCAAATATAAAAAGCCCATAACCACAAGGGTTATAGGCTATACAATGGAGACGGCGTCCTTTTATAGAGTATGTAACTAGTAGTAAAACGTTGTAAGTATCACGTTTATAAACATTTAACTTTGTAACTAAACATCATTAATTATAACTAAATTGACACGTGTTTGACACGCGGATATATAAATATACTTTACAAAACAGAACACTTGTTCTTATAATATAACTATTAATTATACGTGAGGTGTTTAAATTGAAAATCATTAACCCTGGTATGCCTGAACCATACAAATATGAAACTGATTATCGCAAAATTCCTAAAAAGTATTTAAACAGAAATATCCCAGAAGGACGTAAGATGATTAAATGGCAACCATTTGCAAGTGTGCCACAGCAATATGAAATTATTAATCAGCATATTAAAGACCAAAGTAAGACAGATAAGCCTACCTTAGATGAATTAGCGTTACGTGATTTAAACGACGTGTTAGCACAGAAATTATTTTATGATCCACCTGCTACTATTAAATATTGGGAGAATGGATATTATAAAACGATTGAGTGTGAGATTAATAAGTTTGATAGTGAACGTAACAAGTTAGAGGTACTAGAGAATGGCGAAAAAGTGAGATTGAGTATGGATTGTATTGTGGAGATAGTATAAAAATCATACAAACCTAATCAATTTAGTGTATAATGAACTATCAAACTAAGGAGAATACATCATGAAAATTAGTAAACCACTTAAAGAAACAGGCTGGACAGAAGAAGAGATTCATAAAAGATTAGATTCAATTATTGAGGAAGAAATTGTTGATGTTAAAGAGATTGAAGATATAGGCGAAATAAAAGAAGAATAAAAAAAGCCCACCAATTAAGGTGGGTTTATTATATATTACTGAAGATACCAATCTATATCCGATTGATTATGTTCATCTAATTTGATTCGTCCATCGACTTCATTGACTCGTACTGCGTTTTCTTTCAGTTTTTTTATGTTTAATTTACGTGTGTTTTTCTTTGTGTAAATATTTTCATTTCGACTCTTTGTCATATACATTTCACCATCTCTTTCGAATAGTTGTGTTTAATATATATAAAGTAATTTTAACATATAGTTTATATAATAAAAATAGACCCTACCTAGTTACCGCTAAGTAGGATCTTATACAATTTGATTTGTAATCAAGCGATTACTAAGTTCATTATATCATATTTACTACTTCCATTTAATCTTTCCATATAACTTTTTCTCTTTCTTGAGCTTCTCATTTTTGTCTGTGATTTTGCCAATAGCACAATAGAAGTAACCAGCTTTAGGATTAGTTGGATATTTAAATTTTGCCCACCAATATCCGCCGTATTTAGTCACACTTACGAAATCCACCCATTGACCTTTTTTAATCCAATCTGATTTAGGTATTTGTTTACCTTTCAAGCCATATGACTTCCTAACCTTAATCGTTGTATTCGCTGTAAATCGACCTTTCCAAGCCCATGTAATCTTTTTGCTTTTACCTGCAGGCGTTCCACCTATAGGCTTACCGTTTATGCCACTAGCTATTGCTTTAGTGAACGATTGTAAATTCTTCTTGATGTAATCCATATCTTCCTTACTTGTGATAAAGCCTAATTCGACTAAACGATAGTTAATATTTTGATTATAAGCTACGTTAACGTTGAGTAAATCATTACGAGTTGTTATACCTCTTATTGTACCTACTGTGTCCTCTAGTGCTTTCTGAATGCCTTTATCAATATTGTCTGCTGCATAAGTATTTTTGATGACGTGACCACCACTTGCACTAGCACCGGCTGCATCTAAATGAAACTCTATTACAGCATCTGGTTTAAGTTTATTCTTAACCCAGTATAGCCCGTAGTTCTTCGTATCACCACGATTATATCCGTATGCAGTATCTTGATACATATCTTGTTTCTTGTCGTATAACGTCACGGTATGACCTGCTGAACGTAAGTGTTTAGCCACATTATCAATAATGCTTTTTCGGATAAAGTCACGTTCATTTGTTCCATTTCCAACTGCTCCTGGATCGTTATATCCATGTCCAGCAACAAGAACGAATTTCTTTTTACTTACTATAGTTTTAGGTTTAGCCACACTAGTCACTTTGCTTTTAACTGTGGTTTTTGTTTTAAATTGTGGTCGAATAAAGTACATAGGAAAATCATACGTGTGCGTGATGTATTGTGCTACTTCTGTTTTATTTCTTCCGCCACCCCACCAGTTTTGGTCTAGTGATACGAATGTATTTATATTAGCTGAATGTACTATTGCAACGTGACCACAACCTTCTCCCCAATTACCATTCCATACTACGATATCGCCCTTTTGTGGTAAGAATGAAGGTGTATTCTCGTAAACTGTAGCAAGTCCCTCAAAGTTATTTTTGAACGGAATGTCTTTTGCATATAGTCCATATAATTGACCACCAGTTAGATAGTTCCAATAAAAATTAACTAAATCAAAACATTGCCAACCAAAAGCATTATCGAAGTCCCAACCTTTACCAACAAGTTTATTCATGTATGAGTAAGCTTCTGCTTGAGTTTTTGTAACTGTCATTATTTCACCTCATTAAAAAAGACAACCTCGAAAGGTTGCCTAATCATTTTATTTATTTGTTAATCCGTCGATTGGTTCTTCAGTAACCGGTGCATAACCTGTTGCTTTAGCCATTTTCTTTTGAGCCTTATACTTGTTCGTTTTTTCTTGTCCCCATTTAGCTTCTTTTGTTACTGGATTGTTTTTCCACCATGCCCAAATACTTGCTACACCCATAAATGCCATTGAGATAAATTGATATAAAGCATCTTCATCTACTGGTATTGGGTTAAAACCTGTCAAAGCTAACGCTTGGTTAATTAAAGCTAATACTAATACAATAATTCTTGTTAGTGTTCCTGCATCTATTTTTTTCATTTAACTTCCTCCTTAAATTGTTGTAGTTATCTTTTTCCAACCTTGCCACATTCCCGAATTGTATAAGTTCATGTATTCACTGTATTCATTGTAAGGTGTATATTTTAGCATCCTAACATCTCCATTAGTTCTCAATTTGACGAACCCATTTTTAGAAGTGTTATCCGGGTTGTTAGTACAATTACTCACATACGATTCGGTGTTTTCAATGAGATTTAATAAATCAATATCTTTTAACGTAGTGTCTTTTTTAGTACTAGTTTTTGTATAAACTCCTGTATCTTTGTTGTAAGTCACTAAATAAAACTCATTTACAGCACTACCCTTATAAGTAACAAAGAATGTTAAGTTATTATGATTTTCAACTTCAACCCTCAATGTTGTTGGTAAAGTTTTTCCATCTAAATCAGTAATGTTTGCTCTTGAAGTATAAAATACTATGTTAGAGATATGGGAGTTAGCCATATAAGTTATTAAACTTTTTAAACTCGTAATTTCATCTCCTGTAAACTCATTTACTAATTTACCGTTAATAGTAGTTTTATAAGGATTAAATTTTGCATTAGGTATATTTAAAACTTCTTTTTCCTTCATGGTTAATTCTTTGTCGCTACTTCCATATTTAACTATTAATAATCCATTATTTTTAGAATCTTCTGCTGCACTATCTCTATAACCAATCATAGAATACATTTCGTTATTAAACGTATAAGCTCCTTCATGTTCGATACGATCTATATTCGTTTTATTATTTTCAATATAATTCAACAATTCATTAGGGGAGTAAGTATAATCTATACCTATTGAACCATCACTATTTATTTCTAAAACTCCTTGAGTTGTGTGTGGCGTTTCTTTTGTATTCGGTCTATACAAACCACCTACTATATATTTCAAGCTACCTTCAATAAAAGTTAAACCTTGCCTTTTTATAGAAATCTTTTCTAATTCGTTATGTGAACTTGGAAAAGTAGATATAACTCCTTTTCTAGTCTGTAAATCATTGTCGTATAAAACTAATGTATCTTGTTGGATATAAACACCTTTAGACTGATTGTTCTGTTCAACAACCCAACCGTCATTAGTTTTTGCAAACCTATATAAAACACCAACGTTATATTTTTCTATTGGAGTACCAATGTCTGTAGTTATTGAATTTCGTTGGATATTAGATATATCAAATTTCGAAATATAACCAGTATCATATTGACAGTATAAGTACCTATTTTGATTTGTTTTTTCAATATGCATACTTTCTGTATATTGGTATCCAAGATAATACTTACATACTGTATTAAACTCTTTATCATAAATTACCAGTATTGTTTTAGCGTTATTTGATGGTGTACCATACGCTATATAATAAAAGTTATCATCAACAGCAATACCTTGTGGATAGTACCAAGTAGTGTTATTTAAAATCAATTCTTCTTCATATCCTTCAAATCGTAAGGGAATATCTTTTATAATAGTTAAATCTCTAAAGTTTCTTTGCGTACTGTCTTTACCATCATTACCTTTTTGTATTTCCACAGTTGAATCATCTGAGAATTCCACTAATGTATTTCCATTACTGTTTATTATGTTGGATTTCACAGTTATAGACTCTCCATTATCACCCTTTATTTCTTGCTTTTGAGAAGTCGTCAAATCGTTAAATTTTAAATCTTTACCCTTAGGAACTTCGATAGTTGTATCATCAGAAAATGTCAGGACGATATTACCCTCGCTGTTAGTATATTTAGATCTTACAGTTATCGAATCGCCATTAGCCCCTCTAAATAATTCTGGTTTACTTTCTAAATGAGTTACCACATTATTATTCAATTTTTGTTCAAAATCATTACCTAAAATTTCTATGGCATTTTCTCTGACGATTCTTCTCACTGTGTCATCCACAAGATTGACGGTAATCTCTTTTTCTACTGCGTCAGTGACACCACTATCTTGTATATCGAACTTAAAATTGGCAACGTGAACTGATTGTGTTTCATTTTTAAGAAATAATTTAGCGTTAACTTTACCAGGATGTTTAATTACTTGATCACTTATTTTATATTGAATCAATCCTTCTTCAGGGAAAATGATTATAACTTTTTCATCAATAAAAATAGACCCATCACTGTGGAATAGGTCTAATTTCGGTGTCATATTCAAATTGTTTAAATTAACGATTTTATCATTGTTTTTGATTCTTATCCTAATAGAACTGGTACTAACATCTTCAGTATAAAAATTAGCACCAATGTTCCCAAAATCTATGTTTTTTTCATTAACATTTACATCAATATCCTTATTCTTAAAGACTGCCATTTAATCACTCCTTATTTGTATCTATCATATTGATAATACTTACCTTTACTACCAATCTTTTTATAGTAGTTATATATCGTTGTCGCTTGATGATTAGCCCACCTAACGTCAGTAGCGTATTGATGAGTTGCAGGACTCTTAGGATTCCATCTCATGCGATATAGAGTGTTTTGTCCCTTAGATATATAATTATTTCTAATAAACTTTGCGCCACCTATAATAGCTTTAGAAACCGTATTCCAACCTTGATTACGTGCAAATGTAATAGCGTTATTAGGATTACTATCAAAAGCGCCTATACCATACATGTTGTAGTAACCACTGGCACCACTAGCAAAATAAGAAGAACCGCTGCCAGTCTCTAATATTGCATGGGCAATTAAATATATTTCATTCACTTTATATGTCTTGCCTGCTTTAGCAAACGCTGCACCTTGATTATGCAACTTACCTTTATTTCTTAATAACTGATTGAGTTTGGCGACAGAAATTCCTTGATACTTACCTAAATTAAGCATTTGGTACCTTTGAACATTACTTTTTCTAATGTTTGTAGAGTGCATATAAGTCTGTGTTTGTGACCTACTAGCTGTGTACCAACCATTACCAACATTGATTTGTGGATTAACACTCATTTGTTTAGCTAGCGCTTGTGCAAATGTGTATTTAGAAACGTCCATATCAGTAATGACATTATTGCTTGTGGACTTGCTAGAACTAGTAGCACTACTTGAACTAGTTGTCGTACTACTTGCCTTACTACTCGCTTTCTTTTTAGCAGTAACTTTTATCTTCTTAGTAGTGATAATTTCTTGAGGTGCAGTGTTCATGAAGTCACTTCTTTTGTTATAGAACTTAATTAACGCTTGTTTAAGCTTTAACAATTCGCCACTACTTGCTTTACCGTCTTTTATCACGTCATAGCCTGTATGTTCTTTTAACGCACGCCAAATCGTATTAGAAACATTTAAATATTGAACTTTTAAAGGTATTTTATATTCTTCCATCATCGTAACTGCCATGATTAAAGCAGTTGCTTCATTAAACAGATAATCATTTTTAACATCGTTCATATCTCTACAAACTTCTACGACAATGTTGTTTATATCTCCTGGTACTTCATACTTAGAATGTCTCGGAGACCATATGCGATTTCTATCCACATAAAAGTGTGGTAAGTCTTTTTCTGGAATGGTATGTCTATCGTTATACAATTCTTGAACAGATCTAGAAGATTGAGCCATACGAATAGTTACACCTTTTGGCTTTCCAACACGTAGATTACCTTCAACAATATGTTGGAAGATGTTATCAATTTCAGCTTTATCTTCATCATAAGTTGTGTACTTAATTGTTTTAACTGTACGATATGTTGGTTTTACATCTTCTTTTTTCTCTGGTTCTACTGTTGTATTTTTAGGTGCATCTTTCTTGTTTTCTTCTTTTTGTTTATTGTTACTTGTCGTGTTTTCTTTTCTGTATGGAGGACGAACAAAGTAAGATATACCGTAGTAACTATGTTTGACTAGTCTTGCAGGACTACCCGACCAACTGGCGTTATACCAATTTTGGTCTACACTTGTGAAATAACTTTTTGTAGATGGTCCAACAACTATCGCGCAATGCCCTACACCATTGTTGAATGAGCCATTACCCCAGATAGCGAAATCTCCAGGTTTGGGTACAAAATTTGTAGTGTTTTTATAACGAATAAAGCCACTTGGTAACTTGTTATATCCCCATGCGATAGCGTTACCAGGTGGCCAATAATTCCAATATTTAATTGATATATAAGCATTTAAGTCCCAACATTGTGCGCCATAGGCACCGTCAACATTTATGGACTTTCCTATAACACTTTTAGCCCATTTGGCTACTTGTGTAGCTGTCGGTTTTTGAGCCATTACATCACTCCTTAGAAAAATACTTGTGCAAACGCTAAAGCCCCAACAATAACAGTTCCTAATGTACCGATTATTGTGACCCATAACTGTATGTTGCCTTGTTTGCGTTCCGATACTGAATGTTCAATATCATCTACACGTTTAGTAGTCGTTTCAACATTAAACTCTACATTTTTAATACGATCATTATATCCGTCCATCTTTTCATCAATTGATTCTAAAATATGGTTTGTTTTCTTGCTCGTTTCAGTTAACGCTTGTGTACTAATTGACAGGGTGTTTATAGTAAGTTTTAAATCATTGTGCAATTCCATATGTTTGCTATCAACGTCTTTAATACGACCCGTTAGCTTGCTTATATCAGCGATATGGTCAGTTTTTAATACATATCTATTTTCGTCTGGCATAAATCTCTGCACCCCCGAAAAACGCAATCACACCACATACTGCAGATAACGTGGCAAACTGCATAGGTGTTAGCCAATTAATAGCGTTGAACAAACCAGCGCTTGTCATCATTAAATACATGAACGAACATGTCACGCCTCCTAAAAACAATGCCCAATGAAAAAGGCGATTACGTCTAGGCATCAACCAACTTGAATAAATCAAAAATAAACTTGATATAGCCATCAATATCCCCCACACCCAAATAGGCATAACTTGATGTAAGGCTTTATAAAATTCTGAATCGCTTAACACGGCTTCTTGTTCGATTGCGAAGAATAAACCACGCCATAAGCTAAATACACCCAAACCAAATAATAAGGTGCTTGAAATCATTTCTGGTAAAGACATCTTATTCATACAACACCCACTTTCTTTTAATAATAAAAGCCCACTGATTATTCAGTAGGCTCTGTAGTTGGGAAGTATTGTTCCCTTATTTGATTGTATTCTTCCATAGTAATTGCAATTGGAACGAGAAAAATTGGATCCATATTCATATCAAAAAATATTTTAGCTTGTTCTAAAAACATTTCATGCATTGTCATTATTTCTCAACCCCTTCTAGTGTTGATACTCTAGTACTTAAACCAGCTAGTTGCACAGATTGTAGTTGGATAATTTTCTTTAATGAGGTGATATCATCGGGTAAATTTTCTTGTGGTGGATTTTCTTCTTCCCACACATCTTTATCTGTACCAAACCATTGACTTAATTCCGGGTCAAAAACAATAGGATAATACAATCCGTCTGTTGGTGGTATATCCGTATATTCTTCCGGTAAATCATTAGGGTTCATAATTAAATGAGGTGTGCCATCATATTCCCAAACTTGATTAGCCATTGTTATCACTCTCCAAATCTTCGTCTAATTCATCTAAAGCATCGCCATAATCTGGTAAATCTTCTTCGCCATCTTCGATTATTTCTTCATCAGACGGTTCTTCATCAGTTGTAGGGTCGCCAGCACTTGGGTCGTCATAATCTGGGTCATCGTCTGGATTCTCTACAATATCCTCATCTACTAAGTCGTCTGCTGATTCACCTTCTAAACCACTTGTTCCACCAGTATCAATATTGTCGAAGAATTCTCCGTCAACTATCCAGCTAGTTTCTCCGATACAATAACTAGCACTATTCCAACCAGCAACATCACCTGAATGAATCATTAATTTAATTGTGCCGTCAATATCAATTGAATATATTACAGGGTTCCTTGATAATCCTGAACGTAATAGTCCTGTTTGTGCTTTAACTACCATTTTTGCAGGTATACGACCTACAATAGCGTTAGGTGTTATATTGCTTATATTAAAACGAATATGCGCTCGTGTTATACCATTAGTTGTAATAACTCGGTACTCATTTTTGTATAATGTACCTTCACCAGTTGTTTCATCACGATTGATAGCACCGTTTTCTAATTGCCACTGTATCCAACCTGTATCAGCATTCTGTTGCTTACCATATTCTTCAGTGACTATCTTTTTCCAACCTGTGAACTGATTATTTGTGTGGATAGTTGTTATATATTCAAGATTTCTATAATTATGTCGTAATCTGATTTGTTTTCTACCATTAGCGCCTTCGTACACATCTATTTCCGCAATGTAACTTGCTAAATCTTTGTCGAAAGGTGCGTCAACTGTGTTTGATTGTGCAGGTATCGTCCCTTCATATAAACCTGGTGCAAGTTGTAATACGCTTGTTGTGATGTTACCTAATGAAACACGTTTCAAATCATCTTTTTTAGGAGAATGTTCTGCCCATTCAGTCCAAATATTTGAATTAGTTCTTCTTTTAATAAATATTTTATCACTACTATAACCTTGATATTTTATTACAGCATAGCCACCACTTCTAAATGTAACATCTACAAAAGCATATGAAGTAACACCTGGTGGTCCATTTAAACATGACAAGACATATACTTTTTCAGTCTTATTAAAATATTCATCAGGATTCGAAAAATCAACTGAAGAAACCATTCTTACCATTCCATTATCATCAGTTATTTTAGATTTCTGCCAATTGGTAGTGTTAGATTGGTTTAATGCGTTTATATCACTGACTGCACTATTTTTAGCAGTTTCTATTTCTGTCTTAGCATTATCAGTACTTGTTTGTACGTCATTTGAAAATGTCGTCTTAATGACTTCAAATTCATCTTTAGCTGTATTTACTGTAAGTTGTAAATCTAACTTTGCTTGATTGATTAGTGCGTTCATTTCATCAACAACAGCTTGACCATCTGATAATTTCTCATTAATGTTATTTACCATGTTGTTGATTTCAGCTTCTAATTCAGCGAATATCCTAATTTCTTTCATTTGAACATCTGCAGGAATATCATTTAGTAAGCTATCTTCAATATTAAAAGTGAATTTAACTTGTGTAATAACACTGTTCTCACCTAAGACTTTAATGTAAATCTGGCCCTTAGCTAAACCACTATGTGCTAAAAAAGCATCAGTTAATTTAACCGATACTTTACCGTTTAATGGATCATCATAATTTAAATTATGTTTTTCAAAATAACCATCATGTGCCACTAAAAAAATCGATAGTTCAGTAGTCGCTTCATCTAATAACAAAGGTTGATTGCCATATGTTAAAAAGAAACGTAATACTGCACTACCGACATCCGTATCATCAAAAGATATATTTGTCTTAATAGGTGCCTTATACTCTGCTGATGTTTCTAATTTTAAATCACCATATTTTTGTACCATTTAAAAACCTCCGATTATTAGACTTCGAACCACTTACTCCAACCATCTTTTTTAGTATATGTTCTACGTTTTTCTTTAACGCTTGCACTTCTAGCGAATGGCGTTGCTCTTTGAATAGCTGAACTTGCTTTAGTGAAATCAATAGACCCTATATTCCAATGTGTGA